GACCGTAATGGTGGTCTCATAGTCATCATTTGCAGAGCCTTCAAACGCCAATACAGCGTTTTGGCCCAGCAGCACCGTTCCAGTAAATGTCGGGCTGGCCGATCCAGGCTTTTCTGAGTCAAGCTCTTGGATTGCAGCCTGAACATCAGTCGCCGCAATGTTGCCAGAAGCGGTAAAGCTAATGTTTGCTGCAGTCTGACCGGCGATTGCGTTTGAAACGTCAATCAACGTGAAATCAGCACCTGCACCGGTAGACAGCAACATGTCCGGAGGGGCCAGTGCAACTGAAGGCGCTGCGCCAGATCCCGTTCCAGAGGTGGAAACAACGACGTAATAGTTTTGGTTGGTAGTCGCTGGAGCGGGAAGTGCTTGCCCGCTTGTAAAACCAGCGGCACTACCTTCGCTGGTTACGCTGTCCAGCAGGTTGGTGCTGGCGTCATACGTTCCAGCAAGAATCAGATTGCCGCTGATAACCGTGATCGGCAGAAACGCTGATCCCGTATGAATGTAAAGGTCTTCGTTAAGCTCATCAAAGAAAAACTGACCTTTAAAATCAGCAGTCGGAAAAGTCACCACGTTCGAAGTGGATCCGGCTCCGCCAAACTTGGTGACAGAAGAATCAGCTAACTTTTCTGCTGTAATTGCATCACTAGCAATCAACGCACTGCCGATCGTGCCAGACGTGAGTTTGCTAGCCGGAAGGTCTGGAACGTCAGTCGCATCAAGCGTGTCACCAGTTGTGACATGGCCTTGAGCGTCAACAGTAACCTTGGTGAACGTTCCAGGTGTTGCGCTATTACTGTGATCTAGGTTGCCGCTGGCGTCAACAGAAAGTCCCGAACCAGGGATGACACCACCAACTGCAGAAGCTGTCGCAATCGGCAAGTCTGTAGAAGTAAGCGTTCTGCCGCCAGTAATTAGACCCTTGGCGTCGTAGGTGACGACGTGGTGTGTGGTGCTAGCGGTAACGTCGTTGTCAACTTCAATGGTGCCGGCATCCATCCGAAGCCCTTCACCGTTGACGACCACAGCACCTTTGTCGCTTGTGCTTGCCGTAGGCAGATCAGATGCGGCGATGCTTCGATAGGAAACCGGACCATCGCCCGTGGTTGGGCCAGCAAGAAATTGGTTTGCAGCACCAGTGTCGTTAACACTGGCAGCGACGGTGACCGTATCAGCAGTCTTTGTGACGACAATATCAACGATGCCAGCGGTGTCTCCCTCAACAGTGTTGATTGAACCGGGAGCTGCTACGTCTTGCCAAGCAGTACCGTCCCAGCAATAAAGCTTGTTGTCGTCAATATCAAGCGCAAATTGACCGGTGAACGCACCAGAGAGAGGTTTCTCTGTGACTAGATCAACGGTTGATTCGTTCGCAAGCTGCGCTGCCGTGATTGCATCGTCTGCAATTTTTGCAGTGGTGATCGCATCGTCAGCGACACCTGCTGTTGGGATAACGTCTGTGCCGTCTGCGTTGAATAAAAGCTTTTTGCCAGGAACCGTGTCGTCAGCAATTAACGTGACGCCCTTCTCGACTAGATCTTTAACCGTTAGCTTCCTAGTGGCGCTTGCGCTGATGTCAACAGCAGGTAGAACATCTAACGAGTCCAGGTCCGCAGCAGTAAGAGCGGTCAGTTCAGTGATGCGAAGGTCTGACATTACTGAAAACTCCTTACTGGCTAGGGCTGAGCACCAGTTATGCCAAGCTTAGCAGTGTCGCCTGGCTTGAGAAGGAGCGACGTTCCATCCTCATTGAGGAGCTTGACTGGCGGTTCTGTGACCATACGAAGCTGAATAGCTCCTGTCGTAACAAAATCTGCTGCAATTTCAACCACATTGTCTGGGGCAAACTGCACTGCAGCAGAAGTAAGCATTCCCTCTATGTCGTAGAAAACAAGATCGTTTGCTCTTGCCGACACCCCGCTAGGGTTGTAATCATCAACTTTCAAGAAAAAGCGTGCCTTAAAGTTGCTGCCAACTTTTGTTCTTAAAACTAATTGAAGGATGTAATTTGGCACCTCACGCGTGGTGTCGCCTGTGTATTCCCAAAACGCACTGATTCGTCCCGACCCAGAAATAAGGGTGCTAATGCGGTTGCGGAAATCATCGGACAACGTAGTTGTATCAACGGTTTCGCGCTCCGTATTAAGCTCAAAACTCTTGACTTGCGCAATAATACGAGCATCATTCAATATCTCGACTTTGACACTTAAATTAGACAAAGGCTTAGTAAGCGTTTCAGCATCAGCCTGCGTACCATTGACGGCCTTTGCAAACGTGTCGTAAAGCCTGATACCATCTACTGTGTCAACGTGAATATACTTTTCAGTACTTTTTTCTGTGCTGCCAGAAATTAAACCTAAAGAACTGTCGGCTGTAATTTTTATTTTGTCACCAGTCACCAAGTCGCCATGCTGTAATTTGTGAAAGCTAAACCGTTTTTTAGTTATATCAACGTCATCACTCTTGAGTTCGAACTGAAAAAACGGCGTGGCAGACTGGCGCTGCAGCTCGATAGTGCCGTAAGTGCCTAAATAAACAGTCATCAGTCAAATTGCGCTTCAGTAAGCGTTCCATCCCCTTGGAACGCGATTTCAGCTCGCACAATGTCACCAGTAACCGCTCCAATCGACGCACTTGTGATGTAAGCCTTGATCTTGATGCTGCGTGTTGTGCTGCCGTTATTAAACCTAAACTCCATTTCTTTTTTGGCATCAGTGGTGACACCTTGAGAGTCTGTGGTAAATATCCTCTTTAAAACCTCTCCGGCTGCTATCTTCTTGCTGTCGTCCTCGTAGTACAAAAGGGTTGCGCTTCCGCTGTAACCCACCACTCCAGGGCAGTACCTGCGGTCATTATCGCCCAGAGTGGTGGTCTCAAGCGTCTCTAAATTCGACTGGATCGAAAAGTTGGCAACCTTGGCAATGGTGTTGCCGTTATGCCTTAACTCGCCGTCTCTGCCGGTATAAAAATGCGCCATCAGGAGGCACCAAGGACGCCAATCAGATTCACTGTAACAGTACTGACGCCAGGGCGCACCTGCGTCAACTGGGGTGGACCTTCATAACGCCAACCTTCGCTATACGAACCAACACCAATTGTTTTCGCCTGGGCTAGAGGCTGGTTGTTTATAGAAAAACTACTGTCAGTGATGGGGACGTGTATGCTGGCAAGCAACTGAGGCGTGCTATCTGTACTAAACATTTCGATAAGAAAAATCTCTCGATTTTCAAGCCTTGCGTCTTTCTTTACAGCAACGCCTGACCCAAATACTTCAGAGTAACCTCTTGTAGGAATGTCACCAGTAACGCTATGCGGGAAACTAGGAATACTTAAAAATCCAGTTACAAAATCATCTAGCGTCAGATTATTTTTTGCTGAATACTTTGTAGTTACTGTGGCGTCTGGCTTTCCTAGCGTAGTGATTTTAAACGACTGCCCTTCGACGAGAGTCTTTGGAGTGACCTTTATTTCATACTTTCCTGCCAAATAAGCATTTCCATCGTCATTGATTCCCGCGGGATAGGGGGTTGTAACCGGATCTGGTACGTCGAATGCGTTCCAACCTGTCTTTGCGCCGTCGGCTGTTCCTTCTGATGCAATGCTGAACGGATTCAACGTTCCAAACACTTCGTCGTAGTGGTCAATAAATTCCTCCGCTTGATGGTCGAAGATGTTCTGGTACGTCAGAGACATTCTCTGTCTGGTACGCCGACTGCCGTAAAGAATCCGCGTCTCGACGCCGCTCTGCGATGTAAACGTTTTAATCGGGTAGTCCCCGGCTTCAAACGTGCGGGAAGTTGGGGCGAGTTCTGGGAAAGGCATTAGGCGTCCTCAACTTCAAACGGAGCTTGCTTTGATACTAGCTTCGCAATCTTACTAACAAGCTTAGCCTTGTCTTCTGTCCCGTCATCATCGCAAGGATGCTCAGACGCGACAATATCGACGGTGCCCTCTTGGGAGAACGTAAGCTGCTCAACCACGTAAATGTGCTGATTGACCTCTTCGTCCCTGATCGTAAAAATAATGTCGTGATACTCGCTTTCTTTTACCGTGCCATCACTATTGATGGTCATTTGGCCGTCCTGAACATCCTCTGAACCGGACTTGTAGTAAGTAATGTCATAAGTTTTGTTCCCTTCCAACTCTTCAGCACTCGTCACTACACCTGTTGAACTAACTGTTCCATTTCTTGCACTGCTGTAAGGAGATGACGCTGTGACGACCTTGATGTACGAACCAGCCTTTAAGCTCAAACCATGCACTATGGTTGAAAAGCTAATCGTGTGCGTGACATACCTGCGAATTGCCAAAAAGTATTTGGCGACCATCACAGCATGATCCTCAGACGTACAGAACTGCGTCAAGTCGAACTGCTCTTCCGGCAGTGCTTCTAAATCGTCAGTCCTAGAGTCATTTTTAAGCGTTACCTCTACAACCTTCTCTTCAGGCAGCTGGTTTCTTGTCTCCTTGCGATAACGCATGACAGCCTTGAACGGCCTGCGCTCTTCACTCCGTAAATACTCAAGCTTGTAACTGTCCTCAAGGATGTTGCCAGCAGTGAACAACTGATCAACCTCGATCTCTCCGGTGTTGATTTCGCCGCTCTTCTCAAATACGGGAATGGCGGGTTTAAGAGAGAACTTGCCGTCTGTCAGAACAAAGTTGCACAGGAAATATGGAGCGATTTCTGTGATGTACTGTCTAAGGTTCGTCCGCTCCACAATCACCCCATTAAAGAACAGCTTTTGCTTAAACAGAAAACGAGAGGTCAAGATAAAATCGTTGACTTCCAACAAAGACGCATTGTCTTTGGTCATATTCATCAACGCACCAGCGCCACCCACCTGATCAGTCAACAAGTAATAAACAAGGTCGGTAAATAGGTTGCTTGGACCGTATTCTTTCTTGAAAGTATCAGTGTCAAAAGCGTAAGGATTTCCGTTGGTTTTATACAGGTCAGGGTGCATACGCTTGACGTGCAAGCCGCTAGGAATCCAACAGCGCATTTGATCAAGGCTCGTAAAATTACGACCTGCCTTTAACGCCAAGCCAGCCAGCGTCAAGTTTTTATATACGGGGATTTCGTCGTTCGGCATAATCTCATTGACATACGCAATCGTGTGCTCAGGCTGTGATTCATTTGATTTCTGCACCAAACCTCGATAGAAGCTGAGATCCGCATACTGGCTTTGTTTTTCGAATACCGTTTCGCCAGTAATGTTTACTTGCTTTGGCACTTCTTTAATGGTATTAATAAAATATCTATAGCCAACCTTGTCGTGTGCGGTGTAGTAAGGGTTGCTAGTGTCAACACTTACAAGATCTGCAATTCTGTCACCTTTGCTCCAGTTTGAAGTCGTGTCATTGTCTTCAATAACTTCAATGCGACTAGGGTGGTTCCAGTGGCGGTTTTCTCCGCTCCAGTGGTCTTTGTTTTCCGTGACCGCGGAGGTGAGTTTGACCTTGAGCCTTTTCGCGCCTTTCTGAAAAGTCCGAAAAATAGTTTTTCTTTCGCCAGTCTTTAGGCTCTCTGCTGACCCAAAAATCTCGTGGTAATAACCTAAATTGCGACCGCGAGCTTCTTCGTCTACCTCGACATCTGTAATCCTGTATTGAATGCCGGAAAATGTCATATTTGTACCGTTTGGATGATTTCTTCTAAACGGATTATCATTTCCATATGCTTCTTGAGCACCTGATGTGGAAAGCGAACCGCGCCTGACTTCAATGATCTCATGCTTCTTGAAGCCGTAAGAACTGCCAACAACCTCCGCGCCAACAATGGCCCAAGTTGTGCTTTGATTGTTAAACCTTTTAGCGTAATGATTTGTAGGCAGTCTATGCACCTGAAGAGTCCACCGGATTACTATCCATAAATTTTTGTCTGCATCAATTAACTCTCTCGTTTTTCTTCTTATGCGTGTACCAATACCTCCTCCTTTTTCTTGGATGTAAGTGTCCGAGTTGCCTGCAATTTCATAAGTAAACGCTCCGGTTAAACCAGGAACGCCAACGTTTCCGACAACTTTGTACTTGCTGATTTCTTCTGCTCTAACAAATCTGCCCTTTTGCTCGTCTGGCAGCACCGTGGCGCGTTTAATTCCTTCAGGATATGTAAGCGTTCTGCGTGTTCTGCTCGTCTTAGGCTTGCGAATGAACTCTTTATTCAGCCTGATGTCTTTTTTTAAGATCCTGTAGCCTGCCATTTCAATTTCAAACGTTCCAACGCCTGGTACTTTTACGGTTTTTTGGATAATTGGATTCTCGTCGTTAGAAATTGACGCTGATAAGTTGATTAGTTGCTGCTCATCAGATAACGCACGTAGTTCAGAGCCTGGTACTGGCACAAATTTGTATTCAAGCTGCGAAGGGCCGAGGCTTTGCGGATGCGTGAAGCGAAGGAAGTTGTATTGATCAACAGGCTTGCTGCCACGCACGACAAAATACAGATCAATGCGCTTAAATTCAAACCGATCGTTGTTTTTGTCTTTACCTGCTTGGCGCACGAAAACCTGAAACACCGAGGCTCTGGTGACTGTTCCGGTGTACGTTCCAGAGCGTACTGTGACTTCGTTTTGATCAAAGTCCTCAAGTTCATCTGGTGTTGGAACAGTGTTAAACGCACAAATGCCGTTTAGACGCTGAAAGACTCTGCTTCTTAAACCAATTTCTGTAACAACTACCGGCCTGTTGTTTCTGACAAAGCCCGTTGCAATGCGAGTAAGCGGGAAAAACTCAGAGTCGATCCCAGCCTTTGAAGGACCATTTTTTCCGTCAGTAATAAAATCTTGAGCTGGAGTTATTGCTTTTGCGTTGCTAACAAGACCAATCCTTTTGATGTTCGACTCATCGACATCTTCGCATCTCAGCGTAATCAACTGAGTTTCGTCAATGTCGGGGTCAAACCGATCCAAGCTCCGCTTTGTTACAACCCATTTAGTGTTGCCAATGGCAAACTCTTCGCCTATCTGCATTGCTTCGTCAGCAGCGATCTGCTCAGACTCGACTGTTGAGTTGATGTCGTCTACGTTTTCGCCACCCTTGTTCTTGCGCCTTTGGTATTTGTTCTCCTGAATCTTAGAAGGATGAATTTTGAATATAGCCTCATCGCCTTCTTCAACTTTTACGATCTGTTTTAACGTTCCAGCAAAATCGTTATCAACCGTGGTTCGCGTGTTTCCACGCTTTAGCACAAATAAACCCATGCGAGGACTGTACTGACGCCCTTCCCCGTCCATATCTTGCTTGCGTGTTGCAGCCAGCTTGTCTTCATCATCTCTATCAATATCGTTGTCTCTGTCACCAGTAATTTTGATGCGGCGCATGGTCAACGCATGGCGCTGATCTTTTTGGGTGCCAGTAGGAATTGAAATCACCTCATAATTAACCCTGTAGCCCGTTCCATTTGGAACGGCACCATAAACTCCAAACTGGACATTGTTTGCTGGAGAATATGCGTGGCAAAAACTTTTTGATTCGTCTCGCTCGTTGTCTGGTACCAAAAACACATCGTCATCTGGGCCGTCAAATTTTTCTGGGTCGCCACTTCCCCACCGTCCGTCACGATTTCTAATTCGTTTTGAATCAGCAACCGTGCTATCGCGCTTCCAATAAAACGTAAAGAAGTCGGCGTAAATAGCATCCAAAGCGTTGTTGCCTAAAAAGATGCCCTCAAGCTCTGGTGGTGCGATGCCATCCGGATCTTTGCCATCACTTACGCCTTGCTCGCCAACCACAAACATCAGCTTGGCTGACTGCTGCGTTCCATGACTCAACACTCGTGACCACACAAGTTTTGGTGTGATCAACATCCCGCCAACATCTTCAGCATCGTCGTAAAGACCAAAAATAATCGGAATCGGTGATGCGTAATCTGCAAGCTCGTTTAACGTTTCAAAACCACGGCTTGGGGTAAAACGATTTGCGCCGGTTGTGCTGCCAAGATCAAGCTGTGTTCGCTTAGATGCACTGGGCATCTTGGGCTTCGGCGTCAGCAGGTATGAAACACCAGTCAGCACAAGGCTGATGGCAAGGTTGATTAAAATAACTGTGCCCGGTTCTAAACCAGTCGCTTGAATGTCAGGTATATGCTCGTATCCCGCAGGTCTTACCGCTCCACGACGCCTAGCTTCAGCTGAAAATACGCGATATTCCTCTTCTGTTATCCCGATTGTCGCAATTAACTGTTTCTCGAACGGAAGCAGTGGTACGTCGTAAGCAGACGGACCGAAGACCACTGAATCTTTTCCGACATTCGATTGACGTACAAGATTCCCGTCTGCCATGTGACTGCAAATGCCCAGGATTGCTGCGGTAGCAGCAGAATGTCCCCATCATACTCAGGCTTTTCGACCCGAAAACCCCAACGCATTAGGTCGCGGCAAACCTCCCACTTGCTTGCCTCGTACCAGGACTGCTTAAACGGTGGCGCTTCAATGTCCATCCGTTCCAATGCCTTGTAACACAGGTGGATACAGTCGATAGAACCGTCACTGCCGTCAGCACCAAGCCGATACGGCATTCCGATTAAATCACTGCAATCGGACATTGTTGCTGATTGGCAAGTTGCCTACAAGCTTTTGCGTCAGTGACCGCCTCGGTACGTCCGTTCCAACAGCATCTAGTACGGAACTAAGTTCTAGGTTCAGCGAGACGTTATCCCACTGGCCGCCAGTTACTTGGCCTGTATAGCTGTGGACAATCGCGTGTTCCGCTTTGGGACCTGTATCAGAATCCATGTCTTCAATCACCAGGACATCGACTTCAATGAGATAGCTCTTGTCGATTGCCTTAACAGCCCATCCACGCGTTAAAGCATTATTCGGAAAAACAAGCGTTGCTTCTAAACCGTCGCCCGTACGGTTAACCGTGACGCCAGAAAAACCAAACGGCACAAACCGATAGCTGTCGCCGTCCTCCTGGTTTCTGCGCTGCTCTGCACTTTTGTGCGTTATTCTCTCACCGATAAAGAAGTTTTGAAATCGTCTGACAGCGGATTTGTCACCCCCAGGGCTAATTCTGATGGCATGTCCAAAAGCGAACTGGGTCACATTCCCAACCTCTTACGAGTGCTGCCGCTCATTTGCAACCGCTTCAATGTTTGTTGCTCACCCTGTTTAGCACCCTGATTGGCTGCTTGCCTCATGCCAGCCTGGAACTGCTCAGCCGTCACATAATCAACGTTGTTAATACGCTCTACGGTGTAGCGAACGTCGATTGGTGCGGCAACTGCTGTTCCGCCACCTTCGCCTGACGTTCCAGAGCCACCTGTTTCTGGGATGACAGCAGAACCGCGAGCACCACGCGAGTAACGCGCCATGCTTTCACGCATCTTATTTTCTGGGATCAAATACTCGCCTTGACCACCTTCGCCGACAAGAGCGCGAGTTGGGCCAGAAACGTATCCACCTTCGGCATAGCCAGGAATCATTCCGCCTGAGAAGAAATCAGGACCTGCAACGGACATATCGCCATAAGCGCTGCCAGGAACTGAGCTAGCACCCCCACCTCCGCTGGGATTAAAGAAACTAAGAGCAATGCCCAAGATCTTCATTTGAATCGCCTTAGCAATCATTTGCGCTGCCATGTCCGCAAAGTGATCTGCAGTGCGTTGGAACAGATTGGCCAGAGCTTCTTGAGCAGACATGCTGCCGGTAATCAATCCCCTAAATGACTCGCTAAACGCATCTCCGATTGCCTGCGCGGCAAGAATGACCTGATTTGCAGGGTCAATTAGATCGTTAAGAGCGGCTTTAACACGTTTTCTTTCCTCCTCAATGTTTTCTCTAGGAGTTTTCTTGCCTTTAACCTCTCCCTTAGCTTTTTTGCCCTTTTCTCTAATTTCATTTTCCCGCTCCAAAGCATCATTTAGTGCCTCTTGAGCCGCTGCATGAGCGTCCGTGCCAATGGTTTGAGCAACAATGACTCTCAAAATGTTGATCTGAATTTCATTGGAACGCAGTTGCTTTTTAACAAGCTCATCAATTTCTTTGACCTGCTTTTTAGCCTCAATAACTTGCTTGGCAGCGGCAGTCGTAGAGCCGCTCATAATCAGCTCTCCATACTCACGCTCAAACGCATTACGGTCCTTGAGAGCATCTAGTTTTCTTTGGACGGGCTCCAGTGTTTTTTCGCTTGCCGTCGCAGACCGTTCCACAGCAACGGCAATGTCTCGCTCAAACTGCAACGTTGCGAGCTTGGCTGCGTTTGTCTCAATAATTTTGCTTAAAGAAATATCCTCTAAGTCGGTTAGCTTTTGACGTTCTGCCTTTCCAGTTTCGCGAATTTGAGCAATACGTTTTTCAAGTGCAAGTTTGCGACGAACAATGGCAGCACCTTCACTGCTAAGTCCAACGACTTCTTGCTCAGCCTTAATTTGAGCATTAACAATGCCAAGACGTTTTTCAAGATTTGGAGTTGGGTCTGCTTTGCTGCCAGATGGTGTTTTTTGAAGTTCTCCAAGAAGTTGCAAAAGCGGACTAAGCTCTGCAAACAAAGCTGAACCTTGACCTGCCAACTCAGGAACAGCTGGCACAAGCGTTGTTTCAGGCTTAAATCCAGGTCTTCGTGCCGCAAGCCTCCTTTGGCGCTCAGAAGTAACTACCTGCTTACCCGCTTTTTTATTTAACGCATCAACCAAAAGATTTTGCTGTTCAAGCAAAGTTTTTCCTTTGCCTAACTCCAAAACTCTTGCAACTTCGTCTTTATTGAGTCTGCCAAGCGCTTGCTCAAGCGCCGATGCAAATGATGCTTGATCTTTAATTGCTGCAACAGCGTCAAATAAAGATTTATTGTCTCCAAAAATTGCAGCCGCTTGGCCTGTTAAAGTTTTATCTCCTAAAAATGCAAAAGATTGAGCAATTTCTAACGCCTTGTCTTTGGCTACTCCTAAAGACTCGGCCAACCTGTCAATGTCTTCTTTAAAAAATTGGGTATCGTTTTTTGAAGTTTTTAGCGTGTTATTAAGACTGTCTAATGATTTTTTAAATTCTTGACTTTTTTCTATTGCCTGGCCAAGCGCTGTGCCAACCACTGACAACGCAAAACCAAATCCTCCGCCTAACGCTCCACCAGCAAAGCCGCCTATTGCGCCGCCAACAGCGGATGGCCCGCCTTGGCCAAACAGAAGAGGAAAACCACCACCAATAAGTCCACTACTAATCGCTCCACCAAAACCTCGCTTTCGTTGCAATGCCGCAAAGTCTGCAGACTTTTTGTCAGCAGCAAGTGCTCTTTCTTTTTGAGCAAGCAAAGCTTGCCCGTCTCTAATCATTCTTTGCTGCGTTTCGTTTATCTGTTTTTGCAGCAGCCCTTGCTCGCCTGTTTTGCCAACAATTTTGGTTAGAAGAGCAAGCTCAAGATTTTTATTAAATACAGTTTTTGCGCTTTCTTTGACAGCTTGAGCTAAGCGTTGAGCTGCCTGTTCTTTGACAAGCCTTTCCGTGCCTTGAGCCGCAGCTATAGCGCGAGCTTGTTCATTTTTAAGAGTAGCTCCAGCTGACATTTGAGCCAGCTGTTGATTCATTTGAACTACTCGGGTAACAGTTTCTAATTCTTTTTTTAATGCAAGATTTTTTTCTTTTTGAGCCTGAAATTCTTTTGCCTGTTGAGCAACTTTTTGTTCTTGAAATTGACTTAAAGCACGTTCTTCATCTGCCTGTTGCAGCCTAAGATCTTTTTGCCTTCTGGATATTTCTAAGCTTTTACGAGCTTTTGTTAGCTCTAGCTCGGCTTGACCAGCAGGTGTTGCACGGAACGCAGCTCGAACCAGTTTTTGCTGGCGCTGCTCAATCGCAATAACATCGTTTAAAGCTTGAGCATATTGTTGAATAGCTTTTGTTTCAGCCTTAGTTCCAGCAATTACAGTTCTAAGAGTTTTTTCTGTTCTTTGAAGAACTTGATTGTAATTTTCTAC